AAACCCGAAAGTCCGAAGCGAGAAGGAAACATTCAGCCGCCACCGGGGGAAAACCCGGAAGAAAGCGCTCGGCGCATTCAAAGACAAGAATCAGCCACGCCAGAAGGGCCGGAGTCAAAAGGAAACATCGAGCCCCGAGAAGGGGCGGCTCCGGAAAGCTCAGGGCGCCAATCGATCGACCCGAAAAAAAATCCACCTGAAACCCCTGAAAGCCAAAGCATTCCTGTATCGGACCAAGCACCCGAGAAGCCACAAAGGCGGGGAAACATTGAGCCCCGACAGTTTGATCCGAAGAAAGGGCAGGTTCAAAGAGACGCAAACGAAGGCTCCAAACCAGAAACCCCAAGGCGCAAAGAAAACATCCGGCCGGATCAGTCAAACCGGCCGGACAACCCAAACCGCATTTCTCGCCAACCAAACGAAGAAGCGGCTCCAAATGAGTCGAATCAAAGGTCTCTTAAACCGAAAACCAAATCTCGCCCAGAAGAACCAAATCAAGGTTCAAGGCAGGGAAAAGATGAGGCGACTTCAAACAAAGTAAATCAAAAGTCTCGCGAGGCTCGAAGTGGTGCCACACCGAGCGGCCCAAACCAAAATCAGAGAAAACCAAAAACCGGCGCCACTCCACAAAGCCCACCCCAAAGCCAAAGGGAGGCAAGAGAAAAGTCTCGACCGCAAGACCCGCAGAGAAGAGTTATTAATCTCCGGGAAGCGGCGGCGCCGGCCGGCTCAAATCAAAGAGGGAACATCCGGCCTTCAGAAGAGCCGCCAACAACCGAGCCGACTGAGGGAACAGACATTGATGTGAACACAGAGAACCGGCCACCCCAAAACAATCAAACGGGAAATATTAATTCAAAAGATCGGCGGCCTGACTCTCCGCAAAGAGAAAACAACATTGGCGTCAGCGAAAACGCCGCTCCACAAGAAGCAAATCAAACAGACAATATCCCTTCACGAGAAGAGGCTTCTCCACAAGAGCCAAACCGATCTGAAATTCATGCGGAAGAAAACAAACCAAAGTCTCCACAAAGGGATGGCAATATTTCGCCAAAAGATGAAAATGGACCTTCCGGCACAAACCAATCCGAAAATATAAATCCAACAGAAGAATCGGAGCCGGAAGCGCCTTCGCGAGAAAACAACATCTCTTCGAAAGAAGAGTCGCGACCTTCACAAACAGATTCAGATGGCGCAATTAGCCCAACTGAAGAAAGTGAGTCGACGGCGCCTTCAAGACAAGAAAACATAAACCCGACCGAAGGTTCAGAACCAGAGTCTCCAAACCAGTCTGAGAACATTTCTCCAATAGAAGACTCAGAACCGGAAGCGCCTTCCCGAAATGAAAACATCAGTCCGCCTGAAGAACCTCAACCGCCCTTCCCACAGGCGCAAGGAAACATTCCATCGAGAGAAGAACCGCAGCCGGAAGCTCCAAGGCGTTCTGAAAATATTCAGCCAACTGAGGAAAGCGAGCCACAAGCTCCCTCTGATAGTGATAATATCGTCCCACCGGAAAAGCCGCAGCCACCTTCGGTACAATCAGGAAACAAAATTTCGCCAACTGAAGAATCTGAGCCTTCTTCTCCACAAGTGGAAGAAAACATTTCTCCGACTGAAGAAAGCGAGCCTGAATCTCCGAATCGCCTCGAAAACATCAATCCACCGGAAGAACCTCAGCCGGAAGAGCCAAATCGCGAATCTGCAATCGACCCGACCGAAAATTCAGAACCTTCCGAACCTTCTCGCCAAGACAGTATTTTCCCAACCGAAGAATCGGAACCGGAAGGACCGAGCAAAAGAGGAAATATTAATCCACCGGAAGAACCTCAGCTACCCGAGCCGGATTCAGGCGGGGCGATAAGTCCAACAGAAGAATCGGAGCCTTCCGAGCCGCAAAAAGAAAGTAATATTCCCTCAACCGAAAAAAGCGAGTCGGAAAGTCCAAACCAAGACGGCTTCATTTCTCCAACTGAAGAGTCTGAACCAGATGAACCAGATCAAGATAGTTATATCTCTCCAACAAAGGAGCCTCAACCACAAGAGCCTCAAAAAGAGGGAAATATAGATCCTTCCGACGAAGAAGTGGCCGACGACACCGGAGACCAGCCTCTTCAAGAACCACAAAGAGAAGGCAATATTGACCCGACTGAGGCTGAAAACACCGATGGCGTGGGTGGAGAAGAGCTTTCCGATCCACAAAGAGAAGGAAACATCGATCCTTCAGATAAAAGCGTGACGGAAGGAACAGGTGATGAGTCGCTTTCTGAGCCTCGCCGTGAAGGAAATATCGATCCTACAAAAGCTGAAAATACAGACGGGATCGGCGGCGAGAAGCTCAAAGAGCCAAAAAAACAAGGAAACATCGATCCGGCGGATTCGGAGAACACAGACGGCATCGGCGGCGAAGAAATCGAGAGAGAACAACCACTGAAGTTTCAGCCTGCTCGATTCAGCAGTCAAATTGACCCAGAAAACGTAGATTTTGTCGATACGGTTGCCGGAAGCGAAGACGCCGCCCCCGAGTGGCAACCCCCGCTCCGATATCAGCCTCAAAATTATGCCAGTCAGATTGACCCCTCCGACGAAGGCGGGCGGTATCAGCTTGAACGCTTTGTCGCAGGATCAAACGAGCCGGGGGATAATGTGCGCAATATGACATACGACGACACAGGCGTGAGTGAAGCACTTCGATTTCAAAATGTCGTGAGCGAAGCGCTTGACAGTGGCACAATCGATCCAAGTTTTGAAGGCGGCATTTATTCACTCTCGGAGTTTGTCGCTGGTAGTAATGAACCCGGTGATAACGTGCGGGATATGGACTACGATCAAGATGGCGCAAGCGAAGAGCTTCACCATCAGCCGGAAAATATCCAACAAAAGCTCCGGAGTGGTACAATCATCAATCCCGATGACGAGGGCGGGCGCTACCAACTTGAACAGTTCGTTGTCGGATCTGATGAGCCTGGAGGTGACGTCCGAGACATGAGATATGATAACAGCGGAGTCGCTGAAGAGCTTCGTTTTCAGAGAGTTGTAGATTCGTCTTTGGATAATGGAATAATTGATCCAGAGTTTGAGGGCGGTCAGTATATGTCCGAAAACTTTGTTGCTGGAAGCAGTGAACCCGGTGATAACGTTCGAAATATGGAATATGATGCCGGTGGAGCAAATGAAAATCTTCGACATCAACCTGAAAACATCCAGCAAAAGCTTCAGGGAGGAACAGTTATTGACCCTTCTGATGAAGGAGGAAGATACATATCGAAAAATTTTGTCGCTGGACCCGATGAGCCTGGAGATGACATTCGCGACATGGGTTATAACTTTGCGCAAGCAGACGCTCCGCTTCGGCATCAACCCGAAGAAATTCGGCAAAAATTAAGAGATGGGGGAGTCATTGACTCTTCGGATGAGGGAGGTCGATATCAGCTTGAGCAGTTTGTGGCTGGCTCTAATGAGCCGGGCGACAATATACGAGATATGGCGTATGACAATGAAGGCGCCATCGAAGAACTTCGGTTTCAAAAACTGGTCAACCAAGCGCTGGAAAGCGGTACAATTGACCCGAGTTTTGAAGGCGGCTTTTACTCGCTTCCAGAATTTGTAACCGGGTCTGATGAGCCTGGAGGCGATATCCGAGATATGGCTTACGATCAGGACGGCGCGAATGAGGAACTTCGACATCAACCTCAAAACATACAGCAAAAACTGCGGGGCGGCACCATTATCAATCCAGATGAGGAAGGGGGGCGGTACCAACTTGATCAATTTGTCGCTGGTAGTGATGAACCCGGAGATGACATTCGAGATATGGAGTATGGAGTGGAAGGGGCGAATGAAGTTCCAAGGCATCAGCCTGAAAATATTCGCCAAAAGCTCCGCTCAAATGCGATTATTAATCCCGACGATGAAGGCGGCCGGTACCAACTTGAAGATTTTGTGGCGGGCTCCGATGAACCGGGGGACAACATTTTGGAAATGCCAGAGTCTGAACCTTACGAGTGGCCGATGGATTTTCAGTCGGATAGGTTCAAAGGAGAGATTGACCCAGAAAACGCCGAATTCACAAATGAAGTGGGCGGAAGTTTTTCGAGCTCCGAAAATGCCACTCCGGAGTGGGAAGAAGCGAAAAAGCGGCAAACGCGTTTTCAAGACGAAATAGACCCGAACAATCCAGATACTACAGATGGAGTTGGGGGAAGCTTTCCTAGCTCTGAAAACGCCACAATTGAAGCAAATGAAACCGAGGAATTTCAAACCCGGTTTCAAGGAGAAATTGAAGACTTGAACCGCACGGTCCGCCTGAGTCAATTTGACAGTCTTTTCGGTGACGGCCGAACAGACTTGCCAGTTGGAGATAGCCCAATCCCCCGTGCAGAGTTCACCCAGGCGAGCGTGGGGCCGGACCAGCCGTTCATTCTTCGCCGCCCAGAAGCAGGCGGCGGATCAGCGGTTATCGCAAACGCAAAACAAGCAGACAGCCGAACCGCTCCCATTGGATCAGCGGCGGAAGACACGGTTCGAATATCGAAGTTTTTTGCGACGGGGAAAGGAATCACATATAACGTCAAGCAGCAGTTTCTCCAAAGCCAAAACCCCCGGACAAGAACTCGAATTTACGATCCGACTTCCCCGATTCAAACCTCGGCATCAGGGATGGCAGTGCGACCGGGACAGCAAATCACAAGGCATATTTCCGCAGACAGCGGCCCGCTTGGGCTCGTTGGGGATGCGGCTTCTGCGATTGGAGATATCGCTGGATTCAATGTGCCACAAAGTTCTCGGTATGAAGATGAGCTTGAAGAAGAGGCGGTTGACACCGAGTGGGGGGAGATGCAGGGAAGCCTTTTTTGGCTTTCTCCTGTTGCACAGCGCGCGCTTCCGGAAGTGACAGGCGAAGGGGCTCGAACCCGAATCAACCAGATCCGCTCTGGCAACGTCCAAAACATTAAACCCCTCTTTTCTACCTCCGAGCAAGACCAGCTTTCACAGTTTGCCGCTGCAGCTCTTGGGCGGCAGGGAGGAATTGGAAACGGATATCTCTTTACCAACAGCTACGACCCGCAAGGCGGTCCTCAAGGAGAAGGGCGAGAAGAAACGGACAATTACCACCCGTCTGTTCCTTACGTCCGAAACATCGATTCGATGAACAGCCGCCGCCAGCCAACTGGTTCTGCTTACGTGTCTCCTGAGTTTTCCAGCCCCGGCGAACAGCTCCGTGCGCTCACGACGGCGGCTCGCAACGCAAAAGATTCGGTTTTTCCATTCATCAATTCAAATGCGACTCCAAACACTGATGATATAACAGACGGGCGGGGAAATGTCATCACGCAAAGACAAAATGATACAACTTCTGAGGTTTATTACGAGAACCGAGTAATCGGAAGAGGCGGAGACCGAATTCCCGTTCATCGGGGGGTTCAGCAAAAAGAAAACCACGGGCTTCCAAACTATTCAAAGAGAAATGAAGACGGCGAAAAAATAAATCGGATTGACTGGATTAATCGGCTTGAACCAATTGTCGGGAAAGGAGCCGACCCCGAACAAGAAACGTTTGGTGAAGGTCAGCACAAAGACTTCATTCCGTTTAAGTTTTACGACGTAGAAAACGAAGGACTGATCGTATTTCGCGCTTTTCTTGAAGGAATTTCTGACAATCTTTCTCCAGAGTGGTCTCAGCAAGATTACGCTGGGCGGCCCGAGCAAGGTCACATTTACGGAGGCTATTCAAACACTATCAGCTTTTCATTTCAGGTGGCTCCGTTCAGCAAAGAAGAGTTCAAGGCCCAGTGGAAAAAAATTAACTATCTCAAGGGACTTACAACACCAAGCGGGTACAGCTTTTCAGCTGGAGCGGGAACCTATATGACGCCCCCGTTCATGCGAATGACAATCGGAGATATGTTTAACGACGTGTATGGATACATGAACAGTCTGACCATAAGCGTGAACGACGACATGGACTGGGAAATCGATCAAGACGTTGGGCGGCTTCCAAGAGGAATTGAAGTCGATGTCGATTGGCAAGTAATTGAGAAACGCGCCCCGCTTGCATTGCAGAAGTTTTATGACGCTCCGTTTATCGATGGCATCGAAGAACCTACAAGAGAAAGCCCGGAGCCAAGAGAAGAAGTTCTTCCGAAAAGCGCAGATGATGCAGTCGAAAAGCCGGGAATCGACACAAACCGAGCAATTAACCAATCCACTGAATCTGATTCTTCCGGTGGCGATGCCCCCGTAAATCCTGAAGACACAACTCCGTTTACAGACATACCGAATTTTACACCATAAACTATTATTATGGCACAAGTTGATCGCTATTCTCGGGCTTCAAATCGGGAAGATGGGGGCACTCGGTTTTTCGAAACTCAAATCCTTCCCGATGTTCCACGAAGACCCGAAGACATCATCATTACAACCGAAAGTGGTCAGCGCCTAGACCGCCTGGCATTCAAGTATTATGACGATTCAAAGCTTTGGTGGGTCATCGCTTCGGCAAACGAACTCGGCCGTGGAGACTGGACGGTTCCGGCGGGAATTCAACTTCGAATCCCACAGAATCTTTCGGCGGTTGTAAATGAAATTGATGATATCAACGATCAGAGATGAGCATTAACCTTTTTTCTACATTTCCAGGATTCGTTGACGAAGAACTCGCGCGACGCCGAAACCGAGACGCGCTTCAAAATCCGAAAAGCCCGTGGATGCGCATGACTTCTGGTTTCAAGCGGGAAGGTGAAGACCGCCGTGTGCTTATGGGAGGCGATCTTTCTTTGAATGAACGAATCAAGTTTGGATTTGAAGATTTGTATGAAGAGACTTCGGAAACCGGAGAAAAATATAGACCGAAACCAGCAATAACGAGCGTCTCAGTTGATGAAAAACTTGAAAGCTTTGAGTGCACAGTCGAGTGGACTGCAAACTCCGTCAGTCAGCTTGAACGGCTTTTTCCTCACTTCATGAACCTCGGCACGACTATCTTGGTCGATTGGGGATGGTCAAATGTTCCTCCCGGCGCAGTTATTGACGTAAGCAAAGAATCAGAATTTTTGAAGCCGTTTCAAAACCTCACAAGCTCAATGGACTCTAGCGTTGAATCTGCGAACTCAAATGTGTCTCCATCCCGGACAAGCCGGTTTGACCATCCAAAATACGAACAGCTTAAAGAAGGAAGGGGGAGGTATTCGTTTGTCGCCGGATACGTTTCCAATTTCAGTTTCAGCCCGGAAGGAAACAGTCAGTATTCTTGCACAACGGAAATAACGAGCATCTCGAAGTCTCTTGCAAAGCTTTCAAACCAAACGCAGGAATTTCCTCGAAACGAAGATGAGCCGGTTGGAAAAACTGTTCGAAAGAAGAAACCTCTATACGACTGGATTCAACAAAACCTCGAAGACCACCTTTCAGAAAAAAGTAAAGAACGTCCAAAAGAAATTGTGAGAGTCGACGGTGGAAATGAGCTTAACCGAAGAGAGGATGCGGTTAAGGGACACACGTATTATATGAGTTGGAGAGAAATTGAGTACATCGTGAACACGAAAGTTGGGCTTACTTCACAGAAAAGTGGAATTCGAAATATTAAATTAAATTCGGCGGGTTCTGTTATCTCAAATTTTGTCAGCAGTTCAGGCGGAGATCCTCCGATTCAGCTCCGGTCTATGGACCCTTTTGTTTGCGCAGTGGACGTAGGCGGGCAAAGCGATCTTTTCCGAGACTTTTCAAGCCGATCAGTATCTTTCACTGCGGGGCCGCCAGCGGGAGTCAGGCCAAGGTCTGAAGCCGCCCGTTCTGGATATTCTGATGCGATGGAGTCGTGGCTCAAAGATGGGTTCAGCCTTCAGCCAGACCAGCAAGGATTTCTTTATAACCTTTACATTGAATACCAGCTTTTTGTCGAAGCTTTTGAAAAAAACAATAAGATATTCGAAGCTTTGAAATATATCTTGAACAGGTGCGAAGAAGCTTGTTTTGATATTTGGGATTTCGGGTGGGTCGTTGACTCAAATATCGTGAAAGTAGTTGACAAAAACATGACCGCAGAAAACACGGTCGAAGACATTCTTGGAATCGAAAACCAAGAGCACGTTTTCAAGCCAAACACTCGGCAAACTGTGCTTCGAGACTTCAATTTCGATACTGGATTGGATGATTTGATTAAGGGCCAAGTTGTGTTTCAAAATCGGGCGAACCTTCAACAACCGAAAAAGCAAAACCGAGAACAACCCGCCACAAATCTCCGGGACGACTCGACCGCCCAGTTTTTTGAAAAAGAGTTTCCGGGAGAAGATATTGTCCTTGGAAACGGGCAAAAACCAAACCACTCAGAAATCGTAGAGCCGAAAGATGAAAAGCAAACTCACGATTCCTCGAAATTTTCGTACGAATCTCCACTCGACGTGCCAAGAGACGAATCTTGGGTTGAATATTTTTCTACCGAAGATGAGTTAGATACCGACAAAATGCGGAAAGAAGTCGAAACGACAATTGAAACGCAAGGCGGAACGACAAAGCACCTTTTCTATACTGCGGAAGGAGATGGGGCGTCAGATGCAAAAACGTTTTCAAGGCGGCTTCAAGGAGACAAAAACAAATACTCCTCGGTAAACTCAAATAATGTTGTCAACATCAACGCTCAACTCACGCTTGCGGGAATTGGTGGGCTTTCCGCGCATCAAAGCCTTGATATCAAAAATATTCCAAACATATTTCGAAATTTGGGGATATTTGTTATTGACAGCGTATCCCACAGCGTTTCTACCGATGACTGGACGACGGAAATCAAAACCACCTTTGTGGTCCAAAATGTAATCAGCAAAGAATGACAAGATCAGAGAAACTTGAGCGGGACCGGCGCTTTCGCTTCGCCGCTGGATACGTCATCGAGCAAGAAGGAACCAAACCTGTTGAGCGGCTTGTGCGAGATGGCACTAGGTCAAGATTTGGGGTGCGCCAAAGTTGGGTTCCGGGCACCAGCCTTGAAGATTTGACTCGCGAGGACGCCGAAGAAATTTTGAAAACTCGGCAGTGGAAGTTTTACGGATATGGCGAAGTTGAATCTTTGACAGTCCCAACAAAAATTTTCGACACGCATATTCTTTTTTCGCCATTTGTCGCAATAGAAAAAGCTGAAAGCGCTCTTCAGGCATTGGGGCAAACACTTTCTGAAACGAAAACGCTTGACTACACCACCCGTCGTGCGATTGAAAAGGCGAGACCGCAAGATTTTTTTTCTGTTTACACAGAGATGCTTGAAAACTACGTTGAATCGAAACACGAAAGCCGGAAAGCTCTCATTCGAAGAATCAAACGGCGGCCATACCGGAATGTTGACGCAAGCAGCACGTCGATATGATTGATGATTATCTTCAAGCGGGCAAAGAGCGGCCCAACTTGCCGCCGGAAAAATTCCCATTAACCGCCGAGTCACCGAAACCGACAGACAAGGATTATAATCGTGGAGTATTCGAGCGGTTTTTTGTCCGAAAACGAGGAACCGCAGAAATAAGTGAGGTCACAGAAGATGAGTATAAAGCCTTTTCGGACAGCCGGTATTTCATTCGGTTTTCCATAAAATGGAAGATCTCCGGCCCCCAACACGACGTATTTAACAGTGAGGGATACCCGATCGAAACGGGAGTCGAAGACACAAATCGTCGAATTGTTAAACAAACCGATCAGCGGAGAATCGAAGATTTTCTTGACGATCCGCTTGAGTATTGGGATGAAAATCTTCGAAACTGAAAAAGAGCTTTATTCATTTCTTGATCATTACCGGTCTGAGCCGGAAGTTTACATTGACGCCGTGCCCGCCAATCAAACAATCCATCCAAGGCGGAGCGGCGTTTCTTTTGTCTTTGTGCGAACTTCCGAAAGAGAAGCGCTTCTTCCGGTTCGCCATAACGACGCCCAATCTCTGAATCCAAAAGATCTTCTGAAATTGAACACCGGCGCTCGAAAGTTTACACTGAACAAAAAGAGGGTTCTCCATCTTGTTCCGATTTCTGGGCTCGTGGACTGCCGCCTTTTGCAATGGTTTCGAACAAACCGAAGAACAGAATTTAAGCCGAACAAGATTTACCCAAAGGCGAAGAATATCTATCGCCCAATTATGCGCTTAGCCGAGAGGTGCCAGCGCCGCCTTAATCTTTGTGAAAACATCACCGAAGAAAATCGGCGGGTGCTTAATACCAGCCCATTTCAAAAATACAACAAAGACATCATCGAAACTTTGTTCAGAGTGGAGAGAAACGGTATGTATGCCGATTCAGAGGACTTCAAGCTTGGGTTTGGGGAAGACCTTACCGACAAAGAAAACCTCTCATACTCCAACTATAACGTTCTCACGCAAACTGGTAGACCATCCAACACATATAAAGGTGTAAATTATGCGGCATTGGACGGAGAAGAAAGGCTTGCTTTTCAAAGTCGTTTTGAAGGCGGAAAACTTGTGAGTATTGACTACGACGCCTTTCATCTTCGTATTATTTCGAAATTGATTGGTTACGACGCCCCGAAAGGCTCTTTCCACAAGCACCTTGCGAAGCTTTACTTCGGGGAAGATGAGATAAGCGATGAAGAGTACAAAGAAGCGAAAAAGTTTACATTTCAGTTTTTGTATAACCCGAAAGGAATTCCCAATGAGCTTCTCCAACTCGATTTTTTTCGAGGAGTGAAAGAATTTACCGAGCAGGTTTGGAGCATCTACCAAAAACACGGCGTGATTCAAACTCCACTTCACGGAAGACAAATCACTGGGTCGGCGATCGAAAATTTTAATCCGGCAAAAGCCACAAATTATTTGTTACAATCTGGGAGCGCTGAAATCGCGTGCACTCAAATCAAAAAGCTTTTGGATTACTTGTCTGATAAAAATACCTGTGTGTGTCTTTACCTTTACGACAGCGTGCTCATTGATTACGACCCGTCCGATACCGCTTCAATCCGGAAAATCAAAGAGATTATGGAGACCGAAGACTTGACTGTAAGTCTTGAAATAGGAGAAAGGTTCGGAAAGCTCGAAGAGATACATATTGGCGAATCAGAGAGACAATAAACAAAAATGAGCTTGCTTGACAATGCAATAAAAACATATCTGACTGAAAGCCGCGAAGGTCCGGGGGACGCTTCTGTCTCGAATTTTGAAGAAAACGTTCAAGATGAGCTTGCAGATAAAGTTTCTGGCGTTGGCAAAAACTCCAAAAGAAACTCTCTTGACATTTCCGGAGACGTAACCCCGGAGCTTGAAGACAAGCTGGAATCGGTTCTTTCTGATTACATTTCGGATAATTTTTCTGATGTAGAAGTTGTCCACCCACCGCAAGTAAGCAGGTCAATCCCCACCGCAACCGATCCGAAGGACAAAGAAGAAAAGTCTTGGAATCAGATTGATTCGTATCAAACTATCAGTGACCACAAATCTAGCAACCCAATTCTTTATGTGGTTCTTGGAGAAAACAATGAAGTATACGGGTGGAAACTTTCTTCTTCTGCATCAAGTTCTGGGCTTCGGGCCTCGCAGTATGAGCTTTTAATTTGTACGGCTTACAATTTGTATAAAGATCGAAATAATTCGGAAAATCCCCTTGTGGTAGAGGGCGGAAGTTTTGAGACTTCAAGACAGCAAGTCTCTCGATTGAGTGAAGAAGATATCGAACCTTACGTTACAGAAGCTCTTGGCGGAAGCTCAGACCAGGGTAAAGTTGAGCTTGCGCTTAATACAGAGGGACTCATGGTATCTTTGGATGTTATAATGAGAAACCCAAGTCTTCAAAATCGTGGGGACTACGCCGTTCAATACGGAAGCGCCTCGGCGGGTACGTCCAGCGAGTACACTGGAGGCGACGCTACTCCAAAGACCGATTTCTACTTTGAAGATGGAACGAACGTATCTTTGAAAAAGAAGGGGTCAAGCGCCCAGTATATGTCTGGAGAGAAAGATGATGCTCGAGCAGTTTTTGAAGCAGCCAAGTATTTTTTTGACGCTGAAGAAGACAGCGCAAAAGAGGAGGTTTTAAATGAGCTTATTGAAACTGTTAAAAAAAGATTTGATGATAGAATTAACCGCACGGGAGAAGATAATGTTACAGACATAAAGAAAACGGTTCAAGCCATATACATTGATGATCGAGTAGGAGAAATCGGAAGAAAACTTGAAAGCGATATTCGAAAAGGCGGGAGAAAAGTCGAGCTCGAAATGAAAGACGGAGAAGATATTGTCTTTACAAATGAAAGTAGCCAAGACATAAAGACGTACCTTCAAAAACACGCCGAAAACGAACTGAAGTACTACGGGCTCAAGAGAGGTAACCCAGACCAAGGGGAAATCATAAGCAAATACATGATTTCTGGTAGAAAATTAATCGAAAAAATAACAAAAGAGTTCAAAAACGAAAAAATCGATGAGCTTGACGAGATGGCTAAACAAGTCGTTCGTCAAGCAGTCGATAATGAACAGGCTTCTAGAGTTATAAAACAGCAGGTGCTTGGAAGTACAAAGACTTCTGAACGGCTTCGAAAATGGATCCTCTTTGAAGCTTCTACAGGACTTTATAAGTTCGACGGACCGGTTTCGTCTGACCCTTTTCAGGCGCTTGACAGTTCAAGCCGCCCGGTTGCAGATACGATTTTGAAGTTTGATCCGACTGTGAACGGAAACGACATTCTCACAAAAGTAAATGAGAGTTGGGTAAACAAAAATGCACAAAACGTCAATATCCGAGTAAGCTTTAAGACTCGGTCAAGTTCCATTGCCCAAACTCTTCGGTTGGAAAACGTTTCTGACGCTTTTTCTAAAGCCGCTCACGAAGAGCGCCAAAAGATGTTCGAAGATATGGCAAAACACGTTAAACACAGAAAAAGTCTTTTCAAGGCGAGGGAAGAAGTCGAAAAGCAGCAAACGCTTATGAGCGAGGAAATATTTGGGTATGACTTTGGAGGAATGATAAAAAATGCTATCAAAGACGGCGTGTCTATCGTGAAGTATATCAAAAATCGGTTCACTGAATACCTGCAAGACACATATCAAAAAATAACTGACCTGATAAGAAAAGCTGGAAACCAAGGACTAGGCCGCCTCATGAATCTTTTTGGAGTGGAAGTAGATCAAGTCGAAATCGACATCGATGCTTAAAACTCTATATAATTTTGAAGTTAAGGTGAACCAAAATGAATGTCAGATACGCAGCTTTTGTGCACTTTCACGTACCGCCCGAAGCTCGAAGATACGGTTGAAGCCATCCGTGAAAATTACGAAATCGCTTATGACCGAATTTTTGTTCTTCAAAACCTGCGAGAGCCGGAAGAGCTTTTCTGTACCTACAATATAGAAAGAGGCAGCTACGACGAGTATCTTGAAAAAACCATTTCGATTCACCGAGAGCGAGAGACAAATACTCTCTACACAATTAACGCTCTGAACCAGCTTATTATGCACTTAAACGACGGTGTGCTCGACAAATCATTTCCGATTCCCTGGGAAGATTACGAAAACTCGCTTCTTGTCACTGACAGTGGAGACTTCGAAAAGATATCTACAGAGCTATTTGATATAATCGACCTAGATAACCAAAACCGGTAAATAATCCTAATAACTTAACGTAAAATATGCAGCCGAAGGTATTTGATAGTCTTGATCAGCTAGATGAATGGTCTGAGAATAATGCCAATGAAATCGCTAGGCACATTCTTAAAGCTTGGCGGGAAATTATTGAAGAAGGCACTGAGCAAATTGTCATCGTGAAGGCTCAACCCGAAGAGTACCATGAAGACATGAATATCATCGTTGAAAAGGGTGAAGAGAAGGAAGCTTTGGAAACTCTCCTCCAAGAAGCGATCGACCGGGAAGACTATGAGCTTGCCCGAGAAATCACCGATCTTCAAGAAAAAGTTGATTCAAAAGAAGATTAACCGGTCTTCACATCCGTTACATTTATTACCTCGTATCTATTGAGTGAGGCCGGGGGACATTCACTTTTTACTATTGTCAATTCTTTTTCTTCGGACATGAACTTTAACACCTATATCGAAAAAACCCGAGAGACTGCAGTCTATCCTGAAAACTATGAGCGGGATTATGTCATCCATGGGCTCGTCGACGAACTCGGAGAACTTATGCGAATTTCGCAAGAGGTTCAAGGTTCTGTGGACAAAGACATTGGAAGCACCACGCACATCACTCAAGTTTGCAAAGAGATGGGCGATGCAATGTGGTACCTCGCCCGCCTTGCAGACCACTTCAATTTCGATCTCATTGATCATTTTGAAGAACCCCATGAAGTTGAAATGAGCCTTGAAGAAGGCCAGGCAAGAGTTCAAGAAGCTTTTCTTCAAGCTGCAAAAATTAATGGGTTTCAAAAGAAAAGCGTAAGAGACGATGTCGACAAAGTAAGCCATATCGAAGCGGCGGCTGCAAATATTCTTTTTGAGCTTCGAAGGGCGGCTCATCACTTTGGGGTTTTCGATCTTCGAGTGGTGATGAGCCGAAATATCGAAAAGCTTTTTGACCGTAAAGCCCGAAATGTCATTCACGGAGACGGTGATAATCGGTAAGTAATGATTCTAGAGCGCTACGCAGAAAAACTTGGACAAACCAATCATCAAGTAGACTTTTTGATTCACGGGCTCAACGCCAAATTGGGAAATCTCATTTCAAAGCTTGAAACGGTGAGGCTCAAGCCCAGAAAAACGCTTGATAGAGAGCTCACTCGCGAAGTTCATGAAATCTTTGGAGACGTTTACTGCCATTTCGTTCAGCTTTTGAAATCCGTTGATACCATTTCATTTTCAGAGCTGAATATGGGAAGTGAACTTGACTTAAAAGACCGTCACTTCGACGAAGGCTTCACGCACCTCCGAAAAGCTTCGCTTCAAACCGCCGAAATCTCAGAATGGCGAAAACGTGATATTGAAGAGGGAGAAAACATTGACTCAAGTCCATTTCAAGAGTTTCATTTCCGAATGAAACGAGCGGCATATCACTTTGGGCTTTTCGATCTTCGGAGTGTCTTGGAGCGAGATCTTCAGCGGCGCAAAAACGACAAATCCTTAACTCTTTATGATTAACAATGAGAGAGTTGATTACCTTCCCCTTGAATTAGAAATTCCGGAAGGTCAAGGGCTTGAAACCATTCAAACCGGAAACATGCCGGAGCTTACACAAAAGAACTTTGCGAAGCTCTGCCGGAAGGTAACCGAAATCCAAATGAAAAGAGGCAAAGCTCTTGACGACATCGAAAACAAGCTCGAAGATATCGAATCCCGAATCACCGAAGTCGAAGCAGAACTTCAAGAACTTGACGTGGCAATGATTAACGATCTTGACCTCCAAGTTTTTCATCGGGTCAAAGGCGATATTGAAGACATTGCCCGAATCCTTTCAACGCTTAGAACTGAGGCGGTGGAACTTGAAAAAATCAAACCGTAAATTATCATCACTGTAATCACAAATAAACAAACTTAAATACAAAAATAATATGGCAAAAGAAGAAAAAATTGAAAAAGAAGGAACTATCACAAAAGAGCTTCCCGACAACCGGTATAGAGTGGAAGTCCACCCGACAGGTAAAGAAGTACTCGGCATTTTGAAGGGCAAAATGAAACAGAATAAAATCGACTTAATACCGGGAGATAGGGTGGCTCTTCGAATATCCCCCTACGACCTCTCAAAAGCGTATATCACTTGGCGCATTTCAGAATAACGTATGTTCAAATCTTTTTGGGGATTCATTATAGACGGCTGCTGGCACCGGTTCGAAAACTGGAAAAGCGGTCCGCAAGACTTCGTTCAAAAGCGAGAATGTCGAAAATGCGGAAAGCTTGATTTTCGAAACGCCGGATGGCCGCAGAGAGGAAGAAAAAATCCGGGGGGCTACAAACCAGAAAAGCCAAACTCGCTTCCGGAGACAGAGAGAACGCCCCGGCCGCCAACTGGAAAAAGTGGTGAAACTGCGTCTTAAAGAGTCTGTCAATAGACAGCAAAGAACTCGCAAAACATCGATATATGGGGTGTTTTGATAGGCTTGGCTCATATATAAAAACGCATCGAGAGAAAATTTTTCGGTGCGTAATTACCATAATTACTAATTACGAAACACCCACTTACTGAATAACCCAATAATCAATTACGTGCCATGAGTTTAGACCGAGATAAAATTCAAAAGAAACTCGACAATCTCCGCAACAAAGGAGGTGGAGGAACTTCCAAGCTTTGGAAGCCGAATGAGGGAAAGCAAACTATTCGCCTTGTTCCATATCGCTACCAGATGGAGTTTCCTTTCATCGAGCTTTACTTTCACTACGAGCTTCCCGGTGAGCCAAACTATTTGAGTCCAATCAGTTTCACCGATGAAAACGAAATCGGCGATGATAGCCTCATCAATCGCCGAGACCCAATTGCAGAGTTTGCCGAAGAGGTCCGCCGCAACCGTGGGCAAGAAGGATACGAGATGTGGAAGACTCTGTATCCGAAGCAGCGAACCTTTGCTCCGGTCGTCGTTCGGGGCGAAGAAGATCAAGGCGTTCGATTCTGGGGCTTTGGCAAGACGATCTTTGAAGAGCTCCTTGAAAAGTTTGCCGATCCAGATTGGGGAGATCTTTCTGACCCGCAGGAGGGGCGTGACATCAAAGTAACGTACATCCCACGGGCGCAGTCGGACACGAACTATCCGAAGACGAAGATTAACGTTTCTCCGAAGCAAACGACTCTTGCCGAAGACGAAGAGCAGCTCAAAAGCTTCTACGACAGTCAAGTGCGCATTACGGAAGTGTTCGATGTGCCGACTGAAGACGAACTTGAAGAATCCCTTGAAAACTACATTCAAGGCGAAGAAGATCAAGAAGAAGAGTCGGCAACAGCTTCTGAAGAGAGCAATAGCATTGAGGCTGATGTTGGAGAGACGACTTCTGATTTTGAGGAAGAGTTCGACGAGATGTTCGGGTAGAAGAATCCTGAACCACTCTTCTTAAACCGCTATCGAAAAAGGCACAGTTGGCTTTGGAGGCTGGCTGTGCCTTTTTTTGTCATCACAAAACACAGCATTAATCAAGCAAAAAATCAAATTATGGCAAACGAAAATATTACATCGGCAATTTCTCGTTCAATTAACCGAAAATCGAACAAAGAAGACGGTCGGAAAGTCGCATTTCGGCTTGACGACACCGAAAACGCTTCGGAGGTTGACCATTGGATTTCAACTGGATCTACGGTGCTTGACCTCATGATTTCAAATCAAGAAAATGGGGGGCTCCCCACGGGGAAGGTAGCTGTAGCTTACGGTGCGAGTGGCTCAGGGAAGACTTTAATCGCAAATCACGTCCTTGCTAACTGCCAGCAAATGGGCGGTTTGAGCGTGATGATTGACACTGAGGCGGCCGCCGATTTTGAGTTCATGAAAACGATTGGCCTTGACCCGGACGGCGACTTTCTTTACGTTCAAGAAAACAGACTTGAGCGCATTTTTGACTACGTTGAGACCGTTATTAACAAGGTCAAAGAAGCAGACGAAACTGATCGGCCGGTCGCTGTTGTCGTTGACTCTATCGCCGGAACCGTTCCTGAAAATGAGTATGAGGGAGACTACGGCAAAGAAGGATACAACACTGACAAAGCGATTATTCTTTCCCAGGCGATGCGCAAAATCACCGGGCTGGTAAGCCGTGAAAATGTGCTTCTTCTTTTTACAAATCAGGTCCGAACTGATCCTGGCGTGATGTATGGAGACCCCATGACAACGCCGGGGGGGAAAGCAGTGAAATTTCATTCCTCAGTTCGACTCAAAATGCGGAAGTCAAAAGCCATCAAAGAAAATGGTGAAATCGTTGGCGCAGAAATTCGCCCGTATATCACTAAGAATCGGATCGCTCCACCGTACCGAGACACGAGTTTTGATCTCTACTACAATTCTGGAATTGAAGATTACGGAAGCTGGTGGGATCCGCTCAAAAACGCAGATGTCATAAGCCACGCAAGCCAAGGGTGGTACTACGTCATCGGCGAAGACGGAGAACCGCTTGTCAAAGACGACATTCCCGGTTCAAGTGGAGGAGATGATGAATACAAGACCCAGAAAGGGCGGTTTCAGAAAGAGCTTCACGAGAACCCGGAGTTTCGTTCGGTAATGTACGACCGCCTTGTGGATGCGGTGACTCACGAGTACGAAGAAGGATGGGTTGACCGATCTGACGCCGAGTACGTCAATATGAATGGCGAAGCTGAAGAAGAAGAATGAATAATAGGCGATAAGTAGTTTGATAATTTTGACATTCGGTTCACTGGAAAGGGCTGGCTTGTCCATACATAATGAGGCAAGTCAGCCTTTTGTATTTTGAGATTCAAATCTTCTATATGAACGAGTCATACAAAAACTTGCTCGAAACATTCAAAGAGCAAAGAGAAAAAAGAAAAGGGTTCCATAAAAACTCGAAGATCTTGATCGTGGACGCTATGAATGCATTTTTACGAGCATTTGCAGCTATTCCAACTCGAAATAAAAACGGTGTCCATGTTGGAGGAATCGGCGGTTTCCTTAAAACAGTTGGCGCCGCAATCAAAAAGTTTAACCCAACCCGATGTATTGTCGTCTTTGATGGAAAAGGCGGGTCGAAACGGCGCAAGAAAATTTTTGGTGATTACAAATCCGGGCGGTCATCAGGCGGGTACAACCGAAACTACGATTTTGAAAATGAAGACGAAGAAGAGGCGATGAAGCGGCAAATTGTCCGCACCGTCGAGTACATGCAATGTCTTCCGGTTACCCTCATGTCAATTGATTATATTGAAGCGGACGACGTAATCGCATATCTCACAAAGCAAGTTTATAACGACCCGGAAAAGCATGAAAAAATCATCATGTCAAGCGACCGGGATTTCCTCCAGCTTGCAGATGAAAAGACAAAGATTTGGAGCCCCACAAAGAAAAATGTGTACGACCCAGAAGCAATTGTCGAAGAGTACGGAGTTCCTCCACGCAACTTTATTATTTGGCGGATGATCGAGGGAGACTCAAGTGACTCGATTCCGGGAGTTAAGTACGTAGGAAAAAAGAAAGTCCAAGACAAGCTTGGAGGTTTGATTCGCCGAGACGAGCCGCAACGGGTTGATGACGTCATCGAGTACTCCAAAGAGCGAATTGAAGAGTCCCGGACGTACGAGCGCATTGTCGATAACGAAGACGTGATGCGCAGGAATTGGAAGCTTATGCAACTCTACAACGTCGAAATCTCGGCTGAAAAGAAATCTCAAATTACTGATCTTGCCCGAAAAGAAATTCCTGCGCTTGACAAACAGTGTTTTCGTGAAAAATTTTTTCACGATCAGATGCACGCCGCCATAAAAAATATGGACAACTGGCTGAAAAAAACTTTCCGTGAGCTGAACCGAATGCGAAATACAGAAGAGCAAGGATGAACGAAAAGAAGCTATCAAAACAGTTTGACACAAACTTTCAAATCAAAGCAATTACAGCTCTATGCACAGACGCAGACTTTCTTGATAGAACCGCTGACATTTTGAATCCTGAGTTTTTTGACGGAAACAGCAAGCAATGGATCATCGAACGGACGCTTGACTTTCACGGCCAGTACCAAGACCGGCCGACTCCCACGTATTTCCGGAAAGAGCTTAAAAACGTCGCTTCCGATTCGACTCGGGCTTCGATCGTGAACACTCTCCGGAAGATGAAATCGAAACGGGAAAGCCCAGATCTCGATTACGTCAAAGACCATTTTCTTGAGTTTTGCAAAGAGCAAAAAGTCAAAAATACAATCGAAGAATCGGTGGACCTTTTGAAAATGTCGGAGGGAGTTCCAACCGAGTCCATCCAGAAAAAAATGGATGAGGCACTTTCGGCTGGAATGCGGAAGGATGTGGGTCACGACTACATGGAAGAGGCGAAAGAGCGAATGAACGAGCCCGCTCGGGATACAATCGGAACTGGATATCCGGTGCTTGACGGAGAGGTGCTTGATGGCGGGCTTTCGGGAGGAGAAATCGGAGTGTTCCTCGGCGCTACGTCGGTGGGGAAAAGCTGGCTTTTGACTACTGTCGGAGCGAATGCAATGATGGAGGGCCACAACGTCGTTCATTACACATTGGAGCTTTCCGAGAACCAAACTGGATTTCGCTATGACAGCATTTTCACTGATTACTCTCCGACCGAAGTTCAAGACCACAAAGAAGAAGTCCTTCAAGAGCTTCAGCATATTCAAGGAAACGCTTCGATTCAGTACTGGCCAACGAAGGGCGCCTCGACTCAAAATATCCGGTCTCACCTCGATCGGATGGAGACGGTCAAATGGAAGCCGGATCTCATTTTGATTGATTACGCAGACTTGCTCCGCCCGGTTGGAGGGCAGCGGTCAGATTCGAACTACGAAAAGATGGGAAGCATTTACGAAGACCTCCGAAAACTCAGCGGAGAAGTTGACATTCCGGTATGGACAGTTTCCCAAACCCAAAGGCGAGCGGTTGGAGAAAAAGTGGTGAAGGGAGACCGAATTGCCGATAGCTGGAAGAAAGCGATGACCGCGGACTTTATTTGCTCAATTGCAAGGACTGACAACGACAAGCTTGCAGGAACCGCTCGTTTTCACGTCATCAAGTCCCGGTTCGGGCCGGATGGAAAAACGTATCCAGCAATTATGTCAACGGCGACAGGAAACGTCCGGATGTTCGATCCGGAAAGCGAAGAAGGAAAAGAGCTTTTGGCGAAAATGGAGAAAAACGAAGAAAAGCGAAAACAAGAGAAGATTTCGAAAGAGTACCAAAAGTGGAAATTCAAAAGAAATCAGAGAAAGGCAAAGAAAGGGGCGGAAATCAGCGTGTGAAAATAAATCATACCATTTATTCATAACAAATATTTGAATCACAACAAAAGTTTTTCAATAAATGAGCGATAGTGTAACCGAATATTTCAATAACTCGTTTTTGCCATCTGACGTCTGGAAGGAAAAATACCAGCTCACCACTATTGGTGGTGAGCCGAAAGAAGAAACTCCCGAAGACATGCATCGGCGAATGGCCAAACGGTTTGGGAGAGTCGAAAAAGAATATGAATTTGAACGAAAGTCGGTATTGGAAAACACTCCTGAGCTTCTTAGCGAATACGGAAGAGAGCGGGAAGAGCTTTACGAAGATAAAATCTTTCGGCTCTTTGATGAGTTTGAATACATCATTCCGCAAGGATCGATTATGTCGATGCTTGGGAATCCATATCAAGTTGGATCATTGTCAAATTGCATTGTCTTGTCCGGTGTAGTGGATTCTTATGGTGGCATCACGTATGTTGATCAGCAACTTGCGCAGCTCTATAAAAGAAGATGTGGTGTCGGCATTGATGTGTCTCAACTCCGGCCGGAAGGCGCAGGCGTTAGAAATGCCGCAAAAAGCTCCACTGGCGCTGTGAGCTTTATGCATAGGTTTAGCGATACCACAAATGAAGTTGCTCAATGCATTGAAGAAACCCAAGACGTGCTGACAAGAGGTGGGTTAGAAGAAATTAAAAATGTTGATGTAGGCGACGAAGTTTGGACGAAGCGTGGGTGGGTTCCGGTCGAAAATACGTTCGAAAGCAAGAAAGAAATTTATCGAGTAAAAACATCGAGAGGATATACAATTGAAACCTCCAAAGATCATGTATTTTCAGTATTAGACGGAGATGTTATCGATAATAAGAAACTCGGTGACCTGACATCCGGCGATAAAATAAACCTACTCGAAGGTACGCCGTCAACGCAACAATCTTACGTTGTATTTCCCGAAAAATGGGAATATAAAAAGAATTCTTGGAACAATTCGAACCAGCTAAATGAAGATATTGCCATTCCCGAAGTGTTGAATGAAAAGTTTGCTTACGTTTTGGGCGTTCTTTACGGAGATGGATATGTTGTAAAATCAGATGGCCGAAACGCCGGGCTGAGCTGCGCTTTTCATGAAAATCAGACGAAGCAGATCAAGAAGTTTTTGGATTATTTCAAGGACACGTTTCACCACACATTCAAGGAGCGAGGTGTGGATAGTGATGAAGCTTGTAGAAAATTTCGAATGTATAGCAGAAAAGTCGTCTCGTTTCTTAACGATAACGGCTTGCTGAAAGGTAAAGCTGATAACCTATCATTTCCAGAGAAAATCAAAGACTCGCCTGTTTCAGTCCAGGCTTCATTTGTTGGTGGATATTTTGACGCTGATGGAGATGTGTCTGAATCTAAGGGCGGGTATAGGTTTACGAGCATTGACCGGAGTTTTATCGAAAATGTTCAAAAGATTCTGTTTTCTTTGGGTATCACGTCCAAAATTCATATTGAAAGGGAAGATAATGAACGGTGGAGCACAAAATATCGGATTGCTGTTGTTGGGAGTGAAGCACAAAGACAGTTTGTTGAGCTTATAGGCGAAGAAAGCGTCAAAACAGCTCAGTCTGGCTACGTGTCAAAGCGTGATTCCGTATTGACGTCATACAAAGCAAAAACACATGACATTTCTTATAACAACTATTCATATGTTCCTGACAATTCGCAGTTTATGAGCACGTCATGTTTTTCCCAGTTAACCGAAGAAAAAGACTTGCCAAAAAGTTTAATTCAAGATGAAATTGTGGACATCGAGCATTTGGGTCGTAGAAGAACGGTTGACTTGGAGCTTGCCGAAGAACATCTCTTTTGGTGTGAAGGGTTTTATGTCCATAATTCGGGAAGGCGCGGGGCTCTGATGCTTACGCTTGATTGCCGCCATCCGGATATGACTCGTTTTGTCGAAGAAAAAGACGGACCGACCAAAATGACCGGCGCAAACATTTCAGCGAAGTGGAGGGATGATTTTCTTGAAGCAGTCGAAAATGAAGAAACGTATACGCTTCGTTTTCCGGTGGAATCTTCGCCTGAAGATGCGGAAATTACGAAAGAAGTGAACGCAAAAAAGCTTTTCAAAACTGCTTCAGAAAATGCTCATGTCTATGGCGGAGATCCAGGATGTTTGTATATTGACCGAGTAGAAGATTATTCAACTGGTTGCGGATATCCTGATATTCAAGTTGAGTCGACTAATCCCTGTGGTGAAATCCCCATGTCGGAAGATGCCTGCAGGTTGATAGCGATGAATCTTATGTCAGTTGTTGAGGAGCCATTTACTGATGGGGCAAGTGTAGATTATGATTTACTTTACAAAATTTCTTATGAGCAGCAGAGGCTTCTTGATAATCTTGTTGATCTCGAAGTTGAAGCAATTGACAGGATTATTGAAAAGATAAAAAGCGACCCGGAAGACGAGAAGTATAAAAGAATTGAAATTGAAACTTGGGAATCCTTGAAGGAAAGCTGCGAAAAATACCGGCGAACTGGTGGCGGGTTTACTGCTCTCGGCGATATGCTTGCGGCTCTCAGCGTAGAGTATGGTTCCGAAGAGTGTGATGAGGTTCTTCATGAGGTGATGGAAACAAAGCTCAAAGGAGAGTGGGACGCTTCTATTGACCTCGCTATTGAACGCGGAACATTTCCTGAGTGGAATTCTGACCATGACTCCACCGAATTCTTTGATATGCTCAAAGAAGAATTTCCGGAAGTTCATAAGAGAAACATGGAGCATGGAAGAAGAAACATTTCGCTCTCTACAGTGGCCCCAACCGGAAGCGTTAGTCTTATGTCCAAAATTGAAGATGATTTTGGAACGACTAGCGGCATTGAACCTCTTTTCTCAACAGAAAAGAATAAAGCTTGGTATACCCGAAACAAACGAGCCGACGGAGATGAAGATTACGACTACGTGGATGAGGAAGGAAATAAATGGAAGCAGTATCCGGTGTTTCACAACGGATTTCGGATTTGGATGGAAAGAAACGGATATGAAAACCCAACTGAAAAATCTGAAGAAGAATTGGAGGAAATCTTTAAAAAAAGCCCATATGTCACTTCCGCCGGGCTTCATTGGGAGGACCGGCTTCGAACTCAAGGAATTGTACAAAAGTACACGACACATTCGATAAGTTCTTGTATTACACCAGACAATCACTTGGTCCATACCGATGAAGGTCTCAAGTACATTGAAGATATTGGGCCAGAAAATGATGGATTTTCCGACACTTATAGTGAAAATATTGAGACTGTTAACCACAGAGATGAGAAATCCGAAATCAGTCAATTTTACTACAATGGAAAAGCTCGAACGGTTGACCTGAGACTTGAAGGCGGATCAACAATTGAAGGCACCAAGAATCACAAAGTCAAGGTGCTTGAAGGAGATTATAATCCGACCTGGAAAACTCTTGATTCTATCGAAGAAGGCGATATGGTTGTTGGCAGAACCGGGTTGGAGTGCTTTGGAGACTGTCAAAGAACAATCTCTGATATCATGGGAGAGCCTTTCGAAACTGACATATCAGGTGGTTCAACCAAAGATGTTGAAACTCCAAGAAGGGTAAGTAGAGATTTAGCTAGAATCCTTGGATATCTTACTTCTGATGGATATGTTCACGAAAATGGATTCGGTCTCTCTCAGTTAAGAAATAATGTGGTTGGTGATTTTATTGAAAAAACGAAAGACATCTTTGGGCTAGAAAACTGCACTATTACAGAAGATCAAAGAACTGATTCTGAGTTGATTACTGTTGATTTTAACAGCAGAGTTCTTAGAGACTTTTTTGAGTATTTGGGCATTAAAAGGTCTGCCTCCGAAAAAACTGTTCCAAAAGTTATTTTTGAAGGAGCAGGAAGAATGCAAACGAAAGAGTTTATTAAAGGGCTGACCCTTGATGGATACGTAACCGAAGATAAAATCGGTGTAATGTCAACTTGTAGTAAAAAGCTGGCAGACGAGCTTCAATCCTTATTGAACCAGTATGGTATACAAGCAGGGGTTTTGACTTCCAATAAACCTGGAAAGAAAGTGTTTCCAAATTCACCGACTGCATATGAAACCCAAGAAGCTTATGTGGTTCATTGCGACCCAACGAATGCAGAAATATTCAAGAATTATATTGGATTTGCTGAAAATAGAAAAATAGAAGAGATGTCAGATAAACTTGGCTACCCACAAAGAAAATGGCAAGGCAGCCACGTTCCTGATCTCGGGATTCGCAAGTTCATTAATAAAAATTATTGTGATACATTTAAGTCTGATAAATTGAACAGCTATATTAGAAAGTTTAGCACTCCAGACAGATATGGGATGTCGATAAATCGAGATAATCTGTTCTATCTCCATGATATAGGAATTGATGTTCCTGAGATTCTTCTGGATAAGACTTACACCTTTAATAAAGTCACAGATAAATTTTACAACGAAGAGAAAAAGAAAACTTACGACCTTCATGTAAGAAACGGAAATTCATATACCGTAAATGGTATTGTCTCCCATAATACTTTAAATCTTCCAGAAGACGCTGACATAGAAGAAACTTATAAAATTTATAAGAATGGGAGAAAATATGGTCTTAAAGGCGCTACAATTTTCCGGAATGGATCCAAAAGAGGAGTTCTTGAAGGTGAAGATGATGAAAGTTTTGCTAGTGATGAAATCACTTACCACGATGCACCAGAAAGACCAGAAGTGCTAGAAGCTGATATTCATCAAGTTCGGTATGGTGGAGAGCCTTGGAAAATTCTCATCGGACGGATTGATGAAAATCCTTATGAAGTCTTTGCTATTAAAACAGGCGGAGATACGGGAATTCGGGTTCGGTTTACTGACTCCGATGACAATAAGATCGAAGAAGGTCTGATTCGAAAAGTCGGAAGCGGAGAGTACGATCTTGAAGCAAAAGACGGAAAAGTCGTTATTGAAGACATTGCAGAATACGCCCCAGACGACAACGTTAGAGTTGACACCCGGCTTCTTTCACTTGCCTTGCGTCATGGGGTTGATCCAGAGTATATTGTCAACCAGCTTGAAAAGGCAAACGGAAGCGTCGTTTCGTTCGGACGGGCGGTGCTCAAAGCAATGCGCCGCTATCTCGACGTTGATCCCGATGATGAGTGCCCTGAATGCGAAGAAAAAACCCTTGCTTTTGTTGAAGGGTGCGTTCGCTGCAGGAACTGTTCATTCGCGAAATGTGGTTAAAACATTGAGAAACATAAAATTATAGGATAATTGAATGATATCACCTTGTGTCAACATATGCGAGCTTGATGAAGCCAACCGGCGATGCATAGGTTGCGGCCGCACCGTTCAGCAAATTACTGAGTGGGGGTCTTACTCAAAAGAAAAGCGAAGGCAAATTGTCAATCAACTTCAACAAACCGATGGAAGAGACTCGAAAGACCCGAACCAAGAAAACTGAACAGTTCATTCGCGAAGATGATAGCGGATATAAATTTGTCCATGAGTCCACTTCACACAGCACCGACATCGAAGGATCGAGCCGCTCTGGCTACTGTGGAGCAGGTGAAAACAAGTGGATTGAAACACCAACCGGCGATCGAATCGATTCGCTTGAAGAAGCGTTTGAGCACATTCAAACCCACGTTGTCTCGGAGTTTCACCGCCACGAAAAGAATTATACAAAAAAGTAAAAAGTTATGTCAAACCAAATAACCTACGAAGAAGCAAACCCATTTTCAGCTGAAGATTTTCAAGATCAAGTTTCAAAAAGTTTTTCGCAAGAGATTCCCGACAAACCTTGGGCTGAAGTGTTTCGGTATTACGGAGCAACGGTTGAAGAGGACAAGGCAATGTGGGACCTGAAAAAGACCGAAGACAATGTGAGCCATGCCCCGACGACGGCGGATTTTGACGAGACGGTTGTCGCCGTCGAAGTCGAGCGGGTTCACGAAGACCAATTTAATTTTGAAATCGAAGTTTTTGATGATGGCATCACCATTTCAGGATCTGAAATGAACGCCGTCGATGCGGTGCTCAAAATTTTGAAAATGTCAACTCGACACGGCTTTGAGCACCACTTCAAAACAGATGTGCCGAATCACATTGTCCAAGAGATTTTCGAAAATGAAATTTTGAACAGAGAGTTTGTTGGCACCGCTGGTTCTTCTTCCAAAAACGTAGAGCAAGATGGGCGGCAATAAACTCAAATATGCAAAGTTTTTGGAAGGAGATGCCAAAGAAAAGCTACAAAAGCTTCCTCCAGAATCGACCCAATCTTGTATCACATCTCCCCCATATTGGGGCTTGCGGGATTATGACGCCGAAGGGCAGCTAGGGCTTGAGCCGACTCCGAAAGAGTATATCGAAAATCTTGTCGAGGTATTTGGGGAAGTTCGGCGGGTCCTTCGTCCAGGCGGTACCCTTTGGCTGAACCTCGGAGACAGCTACCTGAATAAATCTATCGATGGATACGAAAAACAAAAAGACCTTGTGGGCATTCCTTGGAGGGTCGCCACTGCGCTTCAAAGAGACGGCTGGTATTTGCGGTCTGACATAATTTGGCGAAAACTCGGAACAATGCCTTCGAGCATCAAAGACCGACCGACACCTAGCCACGAGCACATTTTTCTGCTCGCCAAAAACAAAAGCTACTATTACGATCACCAAGCAATCAAAGAGCCGGTCACTTCTTCTGCTGCTCAAAAATTTTCGCCCAAAGGCAAGCCAAAGAAAAGCAAAAGAGACGTGTGGGAAGTTTCAACTGGAGCATCTGATTTTGGTCACTTTGCAGTTTTTCCCCTCGACCTCATTGAACCTTGCGTGAAAGCCGGAACATCTGCGTTCGGTCAGTGTAAAAACTGCCGAGCGCCTTACGAAAGAGTGCTTGAAGAGAATAAAGTCAAGCGGAATCGAAAAGAGCGGTTTACCGAAAGCAAGTTTCAAAACGCCGGAGGTAGGCGGGGATGCTCCCAAGACCATCTTGGCACCACCTCAGAAACAATTGGATGGGAACCGACTTGTGAATGTGAGAATGAACAAACCGAAAGGCAAACTGTTCTTGACCCGTTTGCTGGCGCTTCAACTACTGGCATCGCTGCTCTGAAACACGACAGAAAATTCGTTGGTGTGGAAATCAATCCTGACTACATTGAGCTTTCAAAAGACCGCATTCGGCAGCACGAAGAAGTCCCCGCGAATCACAGCTTTTGGTGAGTCTATCATGATGACAGAAAAACGCACAAATTTTCTTGTAGGTGACGCCAAAGAAAAGCTTCAAGAGCTTCCGGCTGATCAAGCTCAAACAGTCATTACAAGTCCTCCGTATTTCGGACTGAGAGATTACGAAAAAGAAAATCAAATCGGACTTGAAAAAAGTATTGACGATTTCATTGAAAACCTTTGTGATATCATCGATGAAACCGGTCGAGTGCTTCGCCCCGATGGTACGCTTTGGCTAAATATGGGCGACACCTACCATACCGGAAATACCGAAAGTGGGAATATAAAGCCCAAAGATCAGTGTCTTGTTCCTCACCGAGTAGCGATTGAACTTCAACGGCGGGGGTGGCATGTCCGCTCGACGGTCATTTGGCACCGGACGACAGCCCCACCTGAAAGCGTTAAAGACCGGCCGACGAATGCTCACGAATACCTTTTTCTTTTGTCTCAGAATCAAAAATACTTCTACGATCACTTTGCGGTGAAAGAGCCGATGAAAACAGGCGCCAAAGGTTCTTTGAAAAACAAAAGAGACGTGTGGTCGGTCCCCGGCGCCAGTTTTGGGGGCGACCATTTTGCTGTGATGCCGCTTGAGCTTGTCGAAGATCCAATCAAAGCTTCAACTTCAAAAAAAGGGCAGTGCGCCGAATGTGGATTCCCAATCAAAAGGGCTCTTGAAACGGGTGGAGTTGCCTACCAGGACGCTGGCAACCGAAAGAGAGCCGAAGCGCCGGGTTCGGAAATCAGTAAAGGGCACAATTCTGTGTTTCAAGAAGGAGTAATTCAAGAGGAAAAAACGTCTGGTTGGAAGCGAACCTGCAGTTGTGGCACCGAAGAAACTGAACCACAAGTGGTGCTTGACCCGTTTTGTGGAAGTGGAACAACAGGAATCGGGGCTTTGAAGCATGGGCGGAAGTTCGTTGGCATTGATCTCAATGAAGAGTTCATCGATATCGCCAAAGAGCGAATTCAAAATCATGAGGACGTTCCCGCCAATCATAGTTTCTGGTGATAATCACCCATTTTGATTTTTATTATTGAAAGCTGATATATAAAAGTGAATAAAAGTAAACAAATTCGTTATGGCAGAGCTAAATGACTACCCCGAAGAGCACCCGGAAACTGGAAAGTTGAAAAATCCTTTGACTTCAAACTGGATAAGCCAAAGCTACGCAAAGAGCGAAGGCATCTTGGAACAAGCGAAAGAGCACACGCAGAAGCACTTCAAAAATCAAGATGAGGAAGGAGAGGTGTCTGAAGAAATTGACCAGCTTCTTCAAGAAGCGGAGGAAGTTGAGCCGGGCGAAGCTTTCAAAGTTGATGATGAAGAACTGAGCCGACTTGATGAGCGGGCGGACATCAATCATCCAGAGATTCCAGATTCTGGTTTTCCGGACGAAGAAGACTTCGATCCGGGGGAAGAAACTCCGTTTGACCAGCCGCCGACGCCGGAAGGATTCGATCAAGCTACTCGGCAGCAAAAAAGCTCTGGCGAGTACAAAGGCGTGTACAGCGGAAAAAGCTCTTCCGGAAAGCAGCGGCTTGAAGAAAACGAGAAGCCCGATCTTGAAAAGAAGCAAGAAGACCAAGATGTTCGTTATGTCAAGACCGAGCACGGCGGAATGAAAGTGGTTCACCTCGACGACGAAGAGTGAGCCAACAAACAACCAACCAATAAAAATAAGCGATGGGATACGACTACGGATCAGTTTTGGCATCGGCTCGGCCGGACGGGTGGGACGATGTTCTTGCCCGAGTCGATAAGCAAGACGTGTACACTGCAGATGATGGCACCTACGGGCTTGAAACCGACCCGCACGTGACCGTTCTTTATGGCCTCCACGGAAAGGTCCATGAAGATTTGATTTGTCGGATGTGCCAGTCCGTAGCCGCTCCCATTGAAGTGTCAATTGACGGAATCTCGACGTTCAAGCAAGAAGATCACGACGTTTTGAAGCTGGACGTGAGCTCAAAACGTCTTCGAAATCTCAATAAGGCGTTTCGGGGGCTGCCCCACACAAACGAGCACGGGGATTATAGCCCTCACATGACAATCGCATATCTCAAAAAAGGTCGAGCAGACGAATATATGGACCTTGATCAAAAAGTCCCAAACGAGGTCCAGCTTCGGCGGATGGAGTTTACGCCGAAAGGCGCCGATGGCCCGGCGGTTCGATTTGACGTTTCTTCATGAAACAGTTTCACTTCAAATATGTAAAGTAAGTAGAGAAAAAATGATATTGCGCAAAAAAGTCGATAGCGTCGACTCGCAGTTTTCAGGCGAGCCAGTTCAAGACGTGTATCTTTGCGCAAAAAGGCTAGAAGACGGAAAAATTCAACTCTTTGAACAATACGAAAGCTCAGATAAAGAAGGTCCTCACTCGATTACCAGAAAAGTCATAGCCGACGAAGAATTTGTTGAAGATTTGTATCGCCAGATATCCAAAACAACATAAGAGGTGATTAAAAATTTACCGCAATATTTTCGTTGAGGGTAGATACGATGACGAGCCCACCGTTCACTTATGGTGTGACCAGGGCGGATATCAAAAGTTTGATTTCAGGGATTACGCCTTTATAAGAAACGAGCACGGCGACTGGGAGACAATGTGGGGAGATCCAGTGATGAAAATTCCGAAAAAGAATCTTTCCTACGGCAGAAAGCAAAGACTGAAAAACGCGTATAGCGAAGACGACGCGATTCACGAGTCGGATGTCCCAATCGAGACTCGGGTGCTCGTCGACTTTTACGATGAAACCAGAATTTCCGAGGGACACCGCCGTTTTTTCTATGACATTGAGGTGTCCACCGAAGGAAATTTTCCTTCGCCTGATGAAGCAAATCAAAAAATCACGGCGCTTTCTTATTACGATGAGTCCCGAGACGAAAGCGCTGTGCTCGTTTTGGATGACGAAGACGGAGAGGTGGACGGGGCAAACCATTCGGACATCGAAATCTTTACTTACAGCGAAGAAGAGCGGCTTCTGAAAGGCATTCTGAAGCATTGGCGGGACGCAGATCCAACAATCATCTCCGGGTGGAATAATTCTGATTTTGACGACCCATATCTTTACAACCGCCTGAAAAAAGTTCTTGGGGAAGACAAGG